CCACCAGCTCGTATACCACCATTGACATCAAGTTTATAAGATGGGGTCGTTGTGTTTATACCAACGTTACCGCCAGTAATAGAACTATCACCTTGACCCCTTAATATTACAGTTTGAACATTGCTCGCATTTCTCAAGAGTAATGCCCCGTCTCCAGTTCCTGTTTGGACGAGTCCAATAATTGAATTTGTGTTATTAGATCTTTTTAAATGGAATCCATCATCAGCACCGCCTGATTTGACTTCTAGTTTTACTGATGGACTCGTTGTTCCTATACCAACGTTACCGTCAGCCTTTATTGTCATTCTTTGGAATAGCCCACTATTTTCCGTCCAAAATGAAAGTTGACTAGTAGCTCCATTACCTTCCCTTATACCTCTTATTCTAGCGACATACCTATCGGCAGTATCATTAGAACTTGTTCTGAAATCTATGTTATAGCCACCACCATTAGTTATATTATTAGCGTCAAAGTGCAGTAGGGTTTTAGGCGTTGATGTAAGTGCATCGGCTATCGTTAAATTATAAGCTGGAGCAGTTGTTCCTATACCAACGTTGCCGCCAGCGGTTATTCTAAATACTTCCGCAGAGCCTTGCCCGTGTTCGTAAATAGTAAAATCAGAATTAACGCCTACTGCTACAGTTCTGAATGCGAAACCCCTATTAGGATAAGCGCCGTTCTTTAACCCTAAAAATATGTTATTGGTGTCGCTATCAGCGAAACTACTTATATTTCCAGAAACTCCTTGGTTTCCCTGTGATGCTACTGTGTATTTGCCGACTTGTAATAATCCCAAAGGATTAGTTGTTCCTATACCAACGTTAGTATTGTCAAAGTAACTTGAACCTCTTGCCACAGATAATACTTTGTTTCCCGCTGCCGCTGTAGCACTACCATAGCTAAATAGAGCTATTGGTTGATTAGTGTTTGAGCTAACAGACTGAACATAAAGCGATGGGCTTGCACCTGTTCTGGTCAACAAGCTGTATTCACTATTACTTGGGTCAGTTCTAAATGCATTTGAGGTGGTAAGTCCATTAACATCTAATTCCGTATTGATCGAAACAAGTGATCCATTGTCAGTTATAGAACTGTCATCGAAGTAAGTGCCTCCAAATTTAACAATCTTGTTTGTTACAATATTTGTTACTCCCACTTGAGAGGCTTTTATGTTTCCATTTACATCTAATTTAACAGATGGTTCAGTTGTTCCTATACCAACGTTGCCGTCACCCTTGAGCCGCATGACTTCAGCGCCAGTGGTATTATTTCCATTAGAAACACCTAGAGCCATGTAGTTGTCTGCTACAGTAGAGGCTTCATAAGTTCTTATGTAAGAGACATAATTGGTTCCATTAAATGTAAATTTAAGACCACCTACACCAGACCCTTTATTTAGATTTAGCACATCAGTGCCTCCACCTGATCCCTTGATCTCCAGCTTGTTAGACGGACTAGTTGTTCCTATACCAACGTTACCGTCGTAAAGAAGACTCATCACATCCAACGAGGGCGTAGAAGAATCTGTAGTCCCCGCTAGTCTTATATCTAATCTAGTATAAGGAAGATTGTTAGCAACAGCTTGCTGCCTAGATAACATGAAATCTACAGCACTGTCTTTTCTCGATGTATAAGAAGGGTCGGTGATATCTCTAACTAATCTTAGAACAGATTGCGCTGTAGTATTACTTGAACTTGTAATATCAGCTCCATGCACTTCTAGTGGTACATTAGGACTAGTTGTTCCAATACCAACATTGCCGCTTCTATCGACAGTAACGACTTCAGTCCCGTCACTAACATCATTGGTTGTGCATAGTTTAAATTTATCACTGTCGCTATTGTCGATACCTAATGACCAATCACTTCCAGCGAATAAATATATGTAAGCATCACCAGCTCCAGCATTATTGATTCTCAATTGGGAGTTATTCGTTACTGTGGAAGAGTTATTTTCTAGGGTCAATAGACGGCTAGGACTCGTTGATCCTATACCAACCTTACCGTCAGCAGCGATAAGCATTGCTTGGGCGTTGTTACCAGCTAAGAATCTAATTTTACCTGATGCTGTGGTAGTCGCTATATCAAAAGTATTAGTTGTAGTGAAACCTAAATACCCTGCTCTAGAAGTGTTGTTGCTTGCATAGTATTGTTGGTAAGCTCTAATATTATTTGCATCTGTAGTAGCAGTATCTGTGAATCTTAAGCATTCATCATTGGATGTCGCTACGTTTAATATAGCTGCTGGACTTGTTGTTCCTATACCAACGTTACCGCCCTCAAGAATTGTTAATCTTTCTGTGAGAGAACCACCACCATTAACTCTTGTTGATAGAGCCAAGCCCGCTCCATAATGCCCAGCAGTAGCATTTGTTTTCTTTGCTTCTATACTCCCAAATACTGTTCTGGAGGAACCTGTATATATTCCATGAAAATCAATTCCTCCACCAACGCCTGCCGCAACAGAAGCTGTATCAGCAACAGTTATAATCCCACTAGAACCTTTTGCGCCAGCGACATCCAACGCAGTAGAAGGACTAGTTGTTCCTATACCAACTTTTCCATCACCCTCAATCCTCATTCTTTCGATCATGCCAGCGACATTAGTGAGAAATTTTATGGGTTTATTTGTGCTAGTAGATTGAAGCTGAAGTCCTAATGTAGAGCTAGAATTTACTTTACCCTGATTGCCGACAACAAACTCATTAGATGTTACAATATTAGATACGCTAATTGCTTTATTACTAGTAGCTCCTCTAGCTGTAACAGTTTGTAAAGTATCTGCGCTACCAACTTGAGCATCTACATAAGCTTTATTGGCTGCGTCTGTAGCGTCTGTTACAGTATCTACCCCCTGTATCCTTCCTGTTCCACCTAGTGTGATATCGCCACCACTTACGGTTACATCACCTGCAAAGGTTGCATTCTTATTAGTTGCTATACTAAGTGCGTGGTTATCATAAGTGCCTATTGCTATTTTAAATTCATTAGCCCATCCTTGTAAAAATACAGGATTTCCATCTTTTAATTCTATCTGACCAATACTGTTAGAGCCTTCGCTAATTTTAACATAATTATTTCCATCATTAACGGTAAGTATACCATCAGTAAGAGTTACATCACTTGCAAAGGTTGCGTTACCTGCGTTTGTTACAGAAAACTTAGAGGCAGTTCCTCCACCATACCAAACTAAACCACCAGTTGCGCTAGTATTATAATTAAATCCTATTTCACCATTTGCACCATTTGAAATTCTGCTTGAAGAGTTTGCAAGAAATAAATTACCTGCGTTAATTGTAACACTACCGCTGCCATTAATGGATAATCGTGACGTGTATGACGAGTCACCGACGTATTGTTGAAGGTAGAATTCATCATAATCGACATACATCTTCCAGTCGTCATGACCAGTAGTCGTGTCTGTAAAGTATAGGGTAGGTTCTGTCCCCTTGATTTCTACACCAGACCCCTCTACAGACAATTTCCTTGCAGGACTAGTTGTTCCTATACCAACGTTGCCATTATGAGCTAAACTAAGTCCTTCTGTAAGAGTAGTGCCTCCATTGCTAGTTGTTAGAAAACCAAGACGCGCATCTGATGCTGACGGCCCTACAAAGGATCTTATTGCGGAATGAGGACCGTTTCCACCTGCTCCAATTTCCCATGCAATACCTAAATAATCATTAACACTGTCTGCACCTGATTTTAAATATAGAATGTCCTCACTATTAATTGTTGAACTTGTGACAGAAAGTTTTGAATCTGGATTAGTTGTTCCAATACCAACCTTACCGTCAGAAGCAATAAGCATTGCTGGGGCGTTATTGCCAGACAAGAATCTAATTTTACCTGATGCTGTGGTAGTCGCTATATCAAAAGTATTGGTTGTAGTAAAACCTAAATACCCTGCTCTAGAAGTGTTGTTACTTGCATAGTATTGTTGGTAAGCTCTAATATTATTTGCATCTGTAGTAGCAGTATCTGTGAATCTTAAGCACTCATCATCGGCTGTCGCTACGTTTAATATACCTGCTGGATTAGTTATTCCGATACCAACCTTACCTGAATCCTTGACAATCATCCTAATCGCTGAAGTCGGAGTTGTTGGATTATGAGTTGTAAAAAACAATAAATCAGAAGAGCCATCATTTAATGAACTTCTTTGACCTCTTACTATTGCGTTATAATTAGTTAAAGTCCCACCACTAGCAGAGGTATTAAATATTACTTCTCCACCACCTCCAACGGTATTACTTCCATCTACGTCTAAATAAAGTTGAGAAGTAGGCGATGATGCCATTGTGGTTGCAACTGTTAGCTTTGCTGTTGGATTATTTGTTCCTATTCCTACATTATCACTAAACAACCCAGTAACTCCAGATATATACGGACCTGTAGAGATGATTGAAGTTGTCGTTGTATTCCCATTATCACAAACATCTTGCAGCGTTTGAGTCTCCGCAGGAGAATCTCCAGAAAGGAGATAAGGAACACCGTTATTTGTTATGCGGTTCCCTACCCCCGTACCTTCTACACTACCAGAGATATAAGCGTCTCCTCTGACATCAATCAATGCTGTTGGTTCAAATGTATCTGTAGAGACACCCGAAAATATAGCCAAGCCATGATTGGCTTGCATTTGAATAGTATTAGCAGGAGTATTATCTGCACCTTCTGCTGTTAGAAAAATTCTTGTGGCAGTATTACTAGTACGGTTAGAACCTAATGTTAGTTCATTACCGTTATCGTTAGCGAATATAGAACCCCAACTTAAACGCAAGTAGCGTGATGCTACAGTAGTATGGTATACATTGAATGAGGATCTTGCATTAATTGATTCATTATCTTCGGCCCATAAGATATTTTTGTTTGAGCTACTCTCTACTAAGAATCCCGTAGTCGCTCCAGCGCCATTATCGACATGCAATGCTGCGCGAGGGTCTACTGTTCCAACGCCTACATTGCCATCAGAATCAATCCGCATGGTTTCAGCAGAAATGCCTGTGCCATTAGTAGAAAAAATTAAATCATTATCTGTATTAGATATAATAGAACCCCTACCGCCAGCAGGATCTCTAAACAACAAACCTGCATTATAAGAGTTGGAGACTAAGAAATCTATGTTGTTATCTTTTGCTTCGGCAGCGGTGCTGATAGACAATGCCTCGGCTGGGGCGTTATTACCTATTCCCACATTACCGCCAGCGGCTGGCATCAAAGATATATCAGGGTCACCAGCCCCAGCATTTGTTACTATTTCAAACCTATTAAATCTTGAGCTTATCCTAGCAATGTTTGCACCAGCTACACTACCATCAACTTCTATGTAATTAGACCCAGCATTTTGGAATCGAGCAATACCGCTTCCTAAATGGAATTTAGTTGAAGGACTATTTGTATGTATACCTACATTACTGGTNGAACCCTGTATTGTGAAAGGTGTGGTGGTCACCCCACCATCATTTACTTTAAAGAAGATATCTTGGTTACTACCAAGGTTTTGCAGAGTAAGATCACCTCCACCGAAATCACCATCTAATTGAATTGAGGCATCAGTAACACCATTACCTAGAGTAAGATTGCTACCTGTTATTTCTGCCGCTTTGATACTTTTCGTCGTTACATTTCCTCTATTAGTAACAGTCTGTAACGTATCAACTTCCGCTACCCCCGTAAGAACAGGAACACCGCTAACGAATAGACCTTCTCCGAACATTCCACTAGTTGGGACATAAACGCCACCAGAGAAATCTAAAGTAGCGGTATGCGCTCCGCTTGAGATGTGGTCTCTACTTTGTCCATCTGCAAAGACTGCCGCTCCATCATGAGAGGAGGGAATGAGAGCTTGTCGCCCTAAAGTGAAAGAGTAATCTCCACTCGATACAGAATCTTTCCCTCCTGCTATTAAAGAGTGAACTCCAAAAACTTTGCTCTGCGAAGATCCTACGATAGCTGAGTCGTCACCACTGACGATGTTATTCTCTCCTGCTAGGATTCCCCCAAAAACAGAGTGTACTTCATTACCTTCTCCTCCTCCAATAAACGAATAGCCATTTCCAGTAGTCTTGTTTAAAGTACCTCCTCCGATAGCTGAGAAATCGGCTTGGTTTAAATTACTAAATCCTCCCCCTATAAAACTCCCATTTGATTCTTCGATTTTATTATTCTGCCCTCCTCCTATAACAGAATAATCGGAATTAAATAAATCATTATTCTTTCCCCCGACGCTTGAAGAATATTGACTGCCTGTGATGTCAATTTGAGAACCACCTCCAATAAAGTTAAAGTTGCCTCCTGATATATTATTAATGGTTCCTCCAGCAATAGTATCGTAATCTCCACTGATGTGATGACCTGATCCCCCAGCGATCATCGACCCTTTGGAAGAAATGGTCCCGCTTCCTACTACCGCTATTATAGCTTTTTGGGAAGATTTAATTGAATATCCATCGGTTGTGGCTATTTCTACTTGGGCATTAGTTCCTACTACTTCTAATTTAGAACTTGGATTCACCGTTCCTATACCAACGTCACCATCAAAGAAGGAGTCTCCTACTACTTCTAGAGTGTCTTGTGGGATATTTGTTCCCACTCCGACTCTTTGATTAGTATGATCGACAAATAAAGTTCCATCTTGGAAATTTACATCTAAACCAAGAGTAGTATTTCCGCGAGCTGTTACAGTTTGTAAAGTGTCCGATTCTGTTCCTGCGGCATCCCCTGAAAGGAGATACATCTTACTGTCTGGTCCTGTTAATCGCCCACCGATTCCCGTTCCTAAAGCGTTTCCACTAACATTAAGATTACCACCGTTAGAGCTATCTCCTTCTAAGCCTCCTTCAATAGTAAAGTCTCCAACTAGTGATTGGTCTCCTTGGTTATAGAGATTTAAATCTGGGCCTTCAACATTAGGCTCAAGAGTATATGGGCCAATAGTTAGGATCTCGGGTTCAAAACCTACGTCACTATCTGCTATTAATTTAAAGAATAAAGGTGTGGCTTCTTCAATACCATCATTAGCGGTTAGAGTAATCTTCTGTCCTTCTTGGATCAGATTCAATGGATAATTACCAACTAGACTTCCCCTGTTTGTTACAAAATCTCCAGATGTGCCTTTCCATATAGTGACATCTCCAAGATTTGTAAAGTTCGGGCTTTCATTAAAATTTAATGTCAACTCAATGAATCCAGTAGATCCAGAAGTGTTAATTGGTTGGTCATTAAAATATTTTATAGCATCTGCTCTATCAGCGGCGGATGTTATAGTACCAGTGTCTGGAGGGGAATGGTTACTAAGGTTTTGGTTTAGAGATGTTTCTCCAGAGGCTTGAACTATTACCCCATCGAATGTGGCTGTGTTAGCATAAAGGTAGAATTCTCCCGTTGTAATACCTCCGTCTTTATTGACTATTTCATTTCTTATCCCGAAGTTCCTATTGTAAGATCCAAAGACATCTATGTTTTGAGAACGGGAAAAAGTAAAAGTAGAGTCTCCATTTGTCTTATAGTTGGGGAATACTACATTTGCATTAGAATCTAAAATGCTGATTATTTGTCTATCGACAAAAGGGTCAGAGGCTATTTGAGCTGCTGATGTTAAGAGTTCCCCATTCCTGTTTAGGATGTTGAATTGAAGAGATACGTCTCCTCCGTTTGTATATACTCCGCTACCTGTAATTATCTTAGTGGGATCATCTAGATCTGCATTATAACTGCTCTCAAATTCATAGATGTTGCGGGTAGTGAAACTTCCTTCGTAGTAACCACTGGTACTAATATCAGTGCTAGTGGTTCCTATACCAATTTTTGTCGGCGCTGAATTGGTTCCTCCGATATAAGCAGCATAAAAAGCCGCTTTATATTCTTTATTTTTTTCTGTACTGTATAAATTAGAGCCTCCTACATTAACGTAAGGTCCACTTTCTGACCTTAAATCTCCAATAGGAGTGGTCCCACCGATAACTGTGGCTAATCCAGTATACATATCAGGTTCAGTCCCTCCTATAGACACAGGTAAAATCGACCATCCACCAGCCCCAATCGCACTTATAAACTCAACACCTGTCCATCCAGAGGCAGTTGCATTAGCATTTAAATAACCTCCTACTCCTGTAGCTCCAGTAGCAAAGTCTCTAGCTTCTTTTGCGTAGGCAAAAGCCGCACCAGTCTTAGGTATTTTTAATACTGAATATCCCGTATAGTTCATTATAAAATGGTTATTTTATTTAAAAAAGATTTAGAATAAGTAAGGGCATCTTCATAAAGGATGAATATACCAGTATTTATATAGGGAGAGTTATAGTATGCGTTTCCTCCACTACGACCCATATTCCCTAGTGTACTTACACCTACATTGAATATCCCTACTTGGTTTAATCCAGATAGACTAATACTAGTAACATTTTCTGGGGTAGTTGTGTCAACTACTTGACCGTTGGGCAAAGTAAGCCTGACTCCATACCCTTTATTATGAGTGACATTAGTCCATTCTCCTGTGATATCAAAGGTCTGATTGGTTGCATTTGGGACTCCTGTCGTGACATCGCCAACGAATGTGGGAGGGGGTAGAGTTTCATATGTCACTCCATTAATTGTTTGAGCTACTTGATAACTATAAGTATTTGCTTCATTCTCTATACTTATATTTTTATCAATGAGATCAAATTTCCCAGTATCATATTTTGTCGCGGTGACGAGATATTCATTTGGATTCTCCTCTTTCATCGAGATCACTTTATAAAAGAAGGGGCTTGCGTCTTTAATTTGGAATCTCGCCGCACTACCTAATTTTATAGAAGAAAGGAGTTCTGGTTTGTCAAACCCTGAAAGAGAACATCCATAGTCTAAATTTGTGACAATACCAGTTACGTTAATGGTAGTTATTTGTTCTGGAGCTGTGCCAGATAAATCTGAATTCGTTATACCGCGAGTATAACTTTCAAAACTACTGAGATCAAAACCAGAAAATGCTACAGCTGTCCCTCTTTTATCTGCGACAGTCATGTCTAAAGGGGCTATTTTACCAGTATTGAATTGAGTCAGTGTTTGAGCGCCTGTTAGTTCAGCAATAAAATCTCCAGAGTATAGGGATTTAGCGTTTCCAGAGCCTAAAACCCAACCTGTCACACCTGTCTCAAAGTAAACTAATGTCCCAGAGACTCCTGTGTAGGAAGCATACTCAGAATATCTAGTTTCTCCTGCGCTAAATCCAGTGGTCTGATCATAACCTACGGTATAGTTTGAGAAACTGTAGTCTCCAGTGAACCTTTTCCAAGAATCTGTGGCTAGCCCAGTTATGGTAAAATTGTCGTATCTCTGCCTATTCTGATTAGCTGCGATATCAAGTTCTTCAATTCCATCTATTCCAGTGGGGTTGTAAATAGTTAATACTCCCGTGTTCATTGAAGATGAGAATGTATTACTTAGTCTAATTGTTTCGTCATTTAAGTTAACATCTAAAATTTTGCCAAAATTAGTTATGTTAGTCTTGAGTTCGTCTTCTATGATAACTAGATCTCCAGGTTTACATAGGAGAGTTTCTAATCCAGCGGTAAATGCTACTTGTTGATTCTCTTTTATTTTAGAAAAGATTTGGTGTTGAGCTGCTCTGCGAGCCATAGCCCGAGAAGTTATACCAATTCCTTCGATACGTTTTTTGAAAACACCTCGTTCTTTAATATCCTCTTCGTCTTCAACGACTTCTATCTTTGGTGTGTAATTGTCAAATCTATCTCTATATCCTATCTCTATAGTATTAAACTGCTCATCTCTTCGATTATTTGAGTAATAGAATAAACCGTCTTTAACGCTTTCATTTGTAAAGAGGTTGACCGCTGTTCTAGGTCTATCGTCTACAAAATTGATCTCAGAATTACTAAAGAAGGTTCTCCCTCTAAAGAGCGCAGCTATAGTATTTATAGCGTCAAATATTTTTTGTCCTTGGTCGAATACTGCGTTACAAGAAAAACGAGGTTCTTTTCCGCCTCTCCCATCTGTAACTCCTAAAAAGTACCCTTGACTATCGACATTATCACAAAATTTACCTATCTTATAAAGTTGCCATTTATTTATATTGTCAGAGTTGATATGAGAACCCATTCCATATCTGACATTCGTTAGCAAATCATAAAGAATCCATGCTGGGTTATCTGTCCATTGAAGGGTTTCATGGAAAGATCCATCCCAATCGCCTTTGTAAATTAGTTTATCTTTTTGGCTGGCATTGTCAAATTCAGCTTCAGTATTATAATATCTTTTATCTACACCTTTGTTAGTTGGGTGATAGTTACTAGGGACTTTTACTTTTTTTAATTTACAATCAAAACTCCTTTTCGGTATACTACTAAAAGATCTAGAGTCTAACTTTGTTCCTATTATTGCAGAAAAGGGGTAAGGTAGATCCGCATCTATGATTTCTGTGACTTTACTTACTGATACTACTTTAGATAGCAAAACAGAGTTGGTCTCATAAGAAAGCTTTGTTACTTTGATATATCTATTCTGATTCTGAAAATCATCAATTACGCCAGCCTCTATACCCTTTTCTCCATCAGAAGTTAACAAACTTCTTTCTTGTGCTTTACTGAGTGGAAGTTCAAAAGGTTGAGAGAGATAATTAATATTGCTATCATCTCCATTTAACTCTACAACAAATTCTCTACCGCTGGACCCTTTGTAATCAGGATTTCCAATATCTATTAAAGTATTTCCTTCTATAAGGGCTACTATTCGATAGGTGTAAGTATTAAAAGGCATCTCGCCTTCAGGTCCGACAGACCCAGTCTCGACACTAATGTTAAGAACTGTTGGGAAATTTGTACCTATACTTAGATTCTTATTATCTTTCGCTCTACCGTCTCTAACGTCCTTTACATCTTTTATTAAAGTGTCTTTAAGAGAGGATACATCCAGAGTAATAAAAGCTCTCTCTACATTTGGGTTGTAAATTGTATGAACAACTGGGACAGCTTTTTCATCGAAGTCAGCCAAGGAACTCTCTGCCCAAGTCGAATAGTTACGGTCTTTGTTTGTTGCGTCTACTCTTTGGTCGTCACTACCTTCGGAAGTTGGTAAACCATTGTCCAGTTCTACATTAAAATTATCTGCCGATTGATCAACTACATCCGCCCTAGATAGCATAGATGAATTAGTTATAATCCGTTGTGGGGCGTTTTCTTGCTTACCTCCGCTTTCAAAAAATTTAGCTGTGCCAAAAGGTCCAAAGAGTTCTCTATTGTAAGGGTGATCAATAAATATCTTTTTAAAGTTATTAAAAGGGGTTTGGTTCTCTTCGCCTTTACGGATTTCAGCTAAAACATTACTATAGTTAAATTTTAGTCCATTAGTATCTATAGCATTGATAGTTGGATCAAATGGAAGTGTTTGAGAGGTCGATTTGTTTTTAATTCTCTTTGCGTATTTAAATGAGCTTAAATCTTTTAGAGCTTCTATGATTTCAAATGGTATTTGGAATGTGTGGTTTTTTCCATAAACTATGGTTTTACCAATTGTTGTGTTAACGAAGTTGTCAATGGTATTATTTTCTATAGCGAATTCGAAAATTAAGAATCCGTGCATAACCCCAGTCAAAGAACCATTCTCTGAGATTTCTGGGCAAGTAACATCGGTCACTCTTACTCCTAAATTTCTTAAACGGGCTACTAGATTAAATTTATACTTTGTACCATAAGGTATAGTTTCCATTTCCATTAAAGAATCACCATCTAAAATGTTTTTATTCTGTAAATTAGAATATGTAGAACTTACTTTACATATAGCTACCCCTCCAGCCGCTTTATCTAAGTAATTAGATAGTAAGCTTCTTACGTTACCTCCATCCCAACCTATCCTCGATAAAGCTCTAGAAGCTAACACCTTTTGTCCCAAGTTCCCATCAACGACATTATTTGTATTGTATAAATTTAAGATATCGTCGAGATCTTCTAATGTTAATTTGCTAAGTATATTGATGTTATCGGAGAATATCTGAGAGTTCTCTCTAGTTAAAAATTGTGGGAGTGTAAATCTACCACTATTATTTTCCGCGATATAAGTGATGGTTGGATTAAAAGCGAATAAAAATTTGGAAGCTTCTAAAGAAGAAGTGTTTGCCCATAGCAAACTGCCTTCTTGAATAGTTCCTTTTGGTTGGGCGTTTTCTCTGTAAGCCGCATTTGAATCATCATAATTCAGCTGCAATTCTTCATTCAAATACCAATTGAATGTTTGAGTCCCTCCCAATCCTCTATATTTTATAAAACCCCTTATGAAAACAGCGTAATCAGAAGTTTTGGATGGTAAGACAGGTGGGCCTGTTATAGATTTTCCTCCAATTGGAAGTACTTGGTTAGGTTGCGTAGTTGTCCTTAGGAACATCATGCTAATATCAGGCCAAGATTCTGATTCAAAAATCTCTGTATCTCCAGAGGTATCTGAATTCAGAGACGTTATTCTTCCTCCAGAGCTTCTATTCGGCGCTTCTTCTAATTCTTGGAAAAACTTGCTAAGGTAATCGACTGCAGGGGGAGCATTCAGCTCTATATTTAGAGAGTCAAAAGTAAGCTGCTCTAATGATGTGACTTCGCTAGTCTTTTTTGCTGGTTGGTTGGTGACTGCGACAGGGGTATCATCTAAATAAATCCCTTGTAAGATATTTAAACCATCAACTAATTCTCCATTTGAGTTAACTATCCCCTCAATTGGTCCATCGCTCAATAAATCTAATGTCTCTGCGTAACTATGTGATGCTCCATACTGAAGCTCACCCATTACAGGCGGTTTATAGATAGGAGGTTTAGGTTTACTTCCTTTACCTCCTGCTCCTGCGATACTTAATTTCTTGAGGAGATGTTTCATAATGCTCTATTTCCTACAAATATTGGATTACTGCTGCTACCTCTTAAAGCTTTTAAAGGGTCTTGATGTTGAGGGAACGATTTTATAGTGGCTTGTATAACCTGAGAGCCTACCTGTAGTCGTCCATATCCTATAGGGACTGGAGACCCTTGGCTCGCTACGTTTACTGTATTACTAAAAATTAAAGAGCTTTTTGATGCATCGGCTTCTATCTCTAGAGCTTCGTTTTCTGGTTTAGGCGTTAGCGCGTAACTAATTGCCGCAAAAATTATGGCTTTTGCGACTGTAGCGGCGAAAGTCTTTGCTGTTAACAATTTAAACGCAGCAGCGATAAATTGACCACTGCCTGAGATGGCTGGAACTAGATCTATTGTTGCAGGGTTTGATATGTTATCCATATCTGGGCCATTAGTGATTCTCTCTTTGTTTATGATCAGGTCATAACAAAAACCTTCTCTCTGTAGTTCGATTAATCTTTGCAGAAAACCTTCCCTATTACAATCGATAGCCTCTAAAACATCTTTTGGGTTAGGTAAGCTTAATATAAATGAGTTTCCAAACTCTCTAGCTAGAATTCCGTGTATATTTACTATTGTCATTTTGCAGCCTTTACCCTTTCCAATATATTTACATCTGATTCTATGGTTTTGGGCGTATAAATATTTATTTTTTTCGTGTTAAGGCTGTATATTAAGAATGGTTGGCAACAATTATCCGCCATTTTAATATCAAATTCCGATTCTTTTTCGTCTCCTGAGATGTGGCTATGAAAAACTCCTATCATGCTACAGGAGTCTTTGAATAGTAAATAGCTCAGAGGGTTAATGAGAAAGTATGATCTGGGGTCTTCAGCTATATTGTCTTCTCGTTGGACTATGAACTCTTTCTTTTCGTGGTCGTAACCTAAAAAGCCACATATTTCTTGAGTAAAATGTTTATGAGACATTTCTTTTATTTTGTGGAGAGCAGTAACTTCTCCTTTACATCTATGTATTTCTTGCATAGCCGAATCCGTCAGTTCCAGGAAATCCACCGAAGTTTGGGAATTCAGGGGTAGGGTTTTGTAAAAGCGTTAATGGCGCTTCTTTGTATTCTTGGTTTATACCTTTAAATTCTCCACTACCAGTCAAATGGATATCCCCTGTATGTATGTCTAGCATCCCCACGGTAGAACCACCGTCAACTATCCCCGTGCTAGCGTCCCACCAAGCTACTAAGCTATCTTTTCCGTAAGCAAGTGACCCGTCACCACCTCCTGTTATTGTGCCAAAGCGCCCAGTGCATTCATAATAGTCTCTTGGAGCGAAATCTAAATCATTAGAATAGCTGTTTGGGGTTGGGATTTTTTTGTATAAATAATCTATTTCTTCATCATTGAGGGGCCGATTCCATACAGCCCAAGGGCCAAGCGCTCCATTCATCGAAGTTGTATGTGGAGTTGAATGAGGTATAAGTGTGCTATAACCTAATCTTCCTGGATAGAACTCAACAGCACCTAACATAAAAGTCTGAGGTAAAGCCTTTTCGCCTCCAGCCCAAGAAAGAGCTTTTCTCTCGGTTAGGCTCGCGAAATTCCCTATATTATTAGTGGCTCTACCTCCTAAAGTGACTTGGTTTCTAGATTTACTAACTCCATTGACATAAAATTTAATTAATGTGTCTTGATCTTCTCCAGCTCCATTAATAAAAGAAGCATCCTTACTATTTGTTACTACATACTGCACCCATTCTCTTGAATCTCCAGCACTTTGCTCTTCGTGTAGAGCTACATTTCTGTAAGCGTTTCTTGTAGTAGCTTCAGAACTCCCAATCGCGTAGCCAAAATAGTTAGCTGAAATTTGATTAGTCTTGTTGCCTCTAGTGCTATTAGACCCTTGTTTTTGATTAAGCAGAGTAGTATTAGCGTTGATATTCAACCATTGAGTATTAGGCCAATTCTGGTCATCTCTTGGAGAGGTGCTTAGAATTCCTGCTCCGACTGGGCTATTAACGTTGATATTAACCCAACCCATTATTGTAAATTCTCCTGTCAGCTGACCAGTTAACTCTGGAACTGTAGTGTGAAATAAACCTGTATGAGCTGGTATTAGTGGATTATCTTCACTAGGTGAACCAGAAATTTGGACCGCATTAAATCCGCTGTTTATATTTTGTCCTGCTTCAAAAGCTACAAGGTCAATAGTATTGAACCTTTTCTTACATGCCGATAACTTTTTAGTGCATCCATCCTTCTGCCAGTAACTTGGGTTTCCTTCTGGAGACTGACCTCTATTGTCTTGGACGCAAACATAAGCGGTTTTTAAAGGTTCTCCTTTTAAGTTTGGATTAGGGTTTGCTAAAAAAATAGTTGGACTTTCGGTTACGACTATATTTCCTTTGTTATATTCTCCTGAAACACTCCAAATGCCTGTGGGGCTATTGAAGAAAGACGGATTATTATCTGGAGCTACCCCGTTTCCATCTAGGTCTTGGAATTTCTCACCATCATCTCTTTCGATGGGTAGACCTTGGTATCTGCAACCTTCGCCTCTGTATTGCCAATAGCAAAATTTAGAAATAACACTCCGAGAATTGACACTAAAACTCTCAAGGTCTAATGGAGAGTTAAGTTCGAACTCTACAAATAACCTAGACTCTTGAGTTTTTCTACCCATCAGCCATGTTTCATCTGTGAGTTCTGCTTTTGGGTCAGCTTCTCCAAACGGGTTACCTCCCTCGAAATTAACATCGTCAATAAATTTTACAGACACTCTTTTTCTTACAAATTGAGCATTTTTAAAGTCTTTATGGACTTGTAGTAGTTGAGTTATTATATTGTTTTGATTAGCTACGCGAATTTTAGGTCGAGCTAATTTTCCATCACCTAAGATATCAAACCCCTCGCTTTCCATAGATAGAGGTAGGTATTCAAAACCTTGCCAAGTTATAGATTGGCTGTATATAGACCCACCATGAAACCCTAGCCATTGATCTGGCTTGTTTACCCTATCGGGATAAACCCTGAACATCTCTAATATAGCAGTAGGTTGTAGATCCAATAAACTACGTGCTACTTTATTCTGTCCTTCTTCCGCCATAATGTAATTTACACTTTATTATTATATAATATTAAAAAGAAGTGAAAATTACACATCTAAAAGGGCATGATGAGAAGTTGGGGGTTGAGTTCTATAATTTCTTTTTAAGCTCCAAGCCTTACGATTTAGATCACATACGTTCACCACATCTGAGGAGGCAGAAAATAGAGACTTTATTTGCTACTTACTGTAGGACTTCAGAGGTTTATATTATAGAAGAGGATTCCAAACTCAAAGTGGCTGCTTTTTTGTTGGATGTCGGTGATTATTTGGATTTAACATTTGTGTTTGGAGTCAGTAAAAACTTCGGGAGTTTACAGATGATGGAGGCGGCTAGGCATATTTTAGATTATGCTATGGACGCTCTAGAAAAAAATTATGTTAAGAGTCAAATAAGAAGGAAGTATAAAGTCGAATCTTATAAAAAATGGATTGAAAGGTATGATAAAAAAGTCATAATATTTAATGACGATAATAATACAGTCGTTTGGTGTAATAGAGATATAATGACAATTAAATTTAAAGTTGTAGGGGCTAATAAGACTACTGCTCATCTTATGGGCAAAGATCTTTTGTTGCGAGGGACAAAAAAGATCAAGCATGGGTTGTTAAGAGAGTTCTCTGATGGAGAGGATACTTATCTGCTAGATGAAAAAGGTATTGATTTTTTGTCTAAAGCTGTTATTATCTATGGACATCTGTCAGACAATAAACAGAATGTCGGTAATATTTCTTTAGAATTTATTCCTAACAAATGAAAACAAAAACAATTCTTTACAAAGTTTATACCCGAAAAGGTGAATATCATCACGCTTACAGTGCTGAACTTAAAGGTTCTCGCGAATGGGCTATTGATTGTGCGAGGACAGTTGATGGTTACGTGACTCAAGTGTCTGATGATCTAGAAAAAACAGAAAAGAAAATCTATACTCATGGGGTAGAAGCTTAATGCTAACGTTAATTAAATCTATTTTAAAATCTTTAGAATTGTTTTTGAGTTTAAAAAACAAATTATTTTATTTTGATTTACAGAAACAACACAGAAAAACAGAAGATGAAATCATTAAACAAATCGAAGATCTTAGGCAGAGTGGGGATAGTAATGATGCTGATAGGGCTGACCTCTTGCGCCAAAGACTCGTCTCTGAGCGTTCCAGATTTAAATATCTATCAACCCTCTACTCTAAAACTACAGAAGGGGAAGAAGATTCTGACTGAAGAGGGTATATATACCCCTGAGACTGATGAGGTATGGCATTCAGATGCGCGATTTAGGCGTTTGGAAAGGCAAATATACTATTCTAAGTAATTTAATTTAAAAAAAATATAATTAAAGCTCGCTGAAAGGTGGGCTTTTTTTTTATCAAGTGTAATTAATAAAACATGGAGCCTGAAAAATCAATAATCAAAGAGTTCTTAAATGGCGGTTGGCTTGTTTCTTTAATAGGGGCCGCTGCTATGTTCGCTAGATTATTACATGCTAACAAAGATTTATCTTGTATGGAACAATTCAAAAAAATCGTAACAGCTGCTATAGCTGCCACCATCGCTTGGTTTGTTCTAGAACAAACAGACGTTTCATCTCTAACTAAAGCTATTACTTATGGTATCATTGGGGTCATTAGTCCAGAAGTTATTACAGGTATTATTCGGATCGGAGAAAAATTCGCAAGAAACTCCGATAAGTTTATCAAAAAATAAAACAATGCAGTTTAAAGGCAAAAAAGAAGTAGTTAAAGCCGTTCAAAATTTGATCGGTGTCTCTGCTGATGGGCAAGATGGGCCTGTCACTTGGAATGCTATACTCTCAGAGCTTTCAAAAAAGTGCGATCCAGACGAGGGAAAAGGTATCGCATCTACTATGGTCTCTTTATCTAAGAGGGAAATAGGTGTTTCTGAGGTAGATGGGACAAATTGTGGCCCTAGAGTCGATGAATATAAAGCTGCTACTTGGCTTGACCCAGATAAAGGGTGGCCTTGGTGCGCGGCTTTTATTTGTTGGTTGGTGAGGGAGGCTATAGAAGATAAGGATTATGACTTTAAGCGCCCTAGAACTGCTGGAGCTTGGGACTTTGAGAACTGGGCTAAACAACAATCGGGCAAAGGTGTTGAGCTTCGTAAGCCAACTAACGAAGATATTAAAGCTGGTGACATAGTGGTTTTTACATTCTCCCATATTGGTTTGGCCATAGAAGATGTAGATGCTAGTGGTTATGTTAAGACTGTGGAGGGTAACACTAATGGAGCGGGTAGTAGAGAAGGTGGGTCTGTTTTGGAGAAGCGTAGGCATGTCTCAAAAATAAGGAGCAGAATCAGGATTTTTTAGTGGAAATAAAATCAATAAAGATCAATATAGTTCAATGTCTAAAGTAAAAATAAAAGTGGACCCAAACTATATATTTTCTTATGTGGTAGGCAATTCTTTGTTTGAGCCTATAGAGAAATGTATCGACTCTACAAGATATGAGGTTTATGACGCTTTTATTTACGATTTAAAAACTAAAAGTTACTTAGATCAAGGCGCAGAATATCAGAACTTTTATTGGGAAGTTGTAAAATTAAAGAAGCTTGCTAAAAAAATGTCATCTAGAGAGATACAGAGTCTCTGTGAAGAGATAGCAGAAATCGCTCCTGAATACGTAGAAATATAATTATGGCTAAGAAAGCATTACAATCGATGGTCCATACCAGAAAAAAGACCAAAAATAAAGGAGTTCACGCTAAAACAAAAAACTCTTCTAATAAATCTAGCAAGAATTACAAGAAGAAATACAGGGGGCAGGGGCGTTAAAATCATGTTCTTCGATGTAATAAGGAAAATGATCGAGTCTTTGAGTGCGTTTTTAAAGAATTCGCGAGATTCAAAAAAAATCGCTAGTGATGAGTCTAGCGTTGGTATCGGATCGTCTAGCGTTGGTATCGGATCGTCTAGCGCTGGTATCGGATCGTCTAGCGCTGGTATCGGATCGTCTAGCGCTGGTATCGGATCGTCTAGCGCTGGTATTAAGTCTTCCTTAAATAATTCTTGGCCAATTTTTAAATATTTAGATAACGAAATAGTCGGTAATCTCACCAAGACCCGCACAATGGCTTTAGATGATAGCGGGATAATACATTCTTTAGGTTATAAATCGGACATGCATATCGAAACAGATACGGCTGCAGATTCCATAAAAAGAAATGAGGTGGGGTATAAAGGTTTTATCGGGACTGTTAAAGCTTCTGACGGTTATACTTATTTTTTGCCAGCCTACTCCAATTCTATTGCTAAGTTAGATAGAAAGACTAGCTCTATAACCTTGGAGAATAAATTCACGAACATTCCTCAAGTCCGTTCTGGGGCAGAAGGTAATGATGGTATAATTTATATGCCATCTTACACAAAAACTTTAAACATTTTGTCCTATAACACTAATACTGGTGAGGTAGCTTCTATCACCCCGCAGAAACCTAGTAGATATACATTTTGCAATCATATTTGGGGCGCTGCTGTGGATAAGAAAGGTGAGATCTACATGCCTCAAGTCTTAGGGACTAGTATAGCTAAAATTGATAAGTTCGGCGTTTTCTCTTACTTGGATGGCCCTCCAGCGACTTCGGGGGTATCAGGGTGGACTCATAAATACGTTGGCGCGACTTATGTAGAGTCTGTTGATAAAGTATTTTGTTTACCAAGGCAGGGTAAAAAGATTTTAATTATTAATTGTTCTGACGACACTTACGAAGAAGTCGATTTACCAGAGGATTATTTAGAAGTTGCGAACAAAAACAAGAACTTTCATGGCTATCTCGCTCCTGATGGTTGGATTTATAGTGCATTTTGGGCTGATACGAAGTGTTTTCGGATAAATCCAGAGACTTACGAGATCCAGTGGAAAGATTATGAATCTGAATTTATGGATGGTCATCCAACAGTTAAAGCTGGATCTGGTATAATGAGTCTAGGCACAGGGTATTCAACTGCTGCTCTGGTTAAAGGTAATGATGTTTACCTTGGTTTAGCTGGAACTTCTAGGGCTATTAAGCTTGAGTTTTAAAAAATGAAGAACTATAAGCAGGTTCATATAATCGCTAAAGATAGGGGTTTTATATACGAGCCTTTGCCAAACACTCCAGAGTTTAACAACGAAAAAGAAGCTTTAGATTACTGGGTTTTAAATGAAATTAGGGTTCGGGACGCTAATTTTTATAACGACCCGATTGTAATTATTAGGAGGGAAGTAAATAATGTGCTTGCCAAAGAACTTTAAGAGGTTATAATGTAGCGGTTATGAGAAATACGTTACAAATAACAGCTCTATCCCTATTTGCTTCAGCTTTAGGTTTGGCTGCTTGGCATGGTTATAAAGAGCCAAAGATAGAAATTCAAGAGACTGTCAAGGTCGTCCCCCCAGAGAAAGTAGATGCCCATGTGATTCTTACTAAGTGGCAACTGGATAAAATGCTTAGTTGGTATGGCGAAGATGCTCATCCCGCTGATGCAGTAAGGTTTAAAACAATCGTTAAGAGTGACGGCGAGGGTTGGAGGATCTCCTCTACTCATTTAGCTAAGGGTTCAGAACCATCTCCTGTCCCAGAAGGTAAGTATTTTGTCATCGATTCTTCTTATGTAGACCATGCAGGGGATTTTAAATCCTGTGTGGAGTATGCTGATAGCTATAAGAAGTTTCACGATTATATTGTTATAAGTGCAGAATGAGCCACAGATATGATAGCCGTATAATTGGCCCTAATGGATACAAAGAATTGATGATCGCTGTCTTAAATGAAGAAGACAATCCTGTTGATTCCTGCTGCCATAGGTTGGATTCTCCAGATATACATGACCTTATGAGTGCTGAAACTGGAGCGCATAAATTTGGCGTTAAAGGTTGGGAATTAGATCCTGCTGATCAATATCAAGGTTACGCCACAAAACAAATCGCTTCATAATCACACTAGATGGTGTAAATAACAGTATGGACGTAATTATTCAACTGGTTCAAGATAACCCTTGGTTTGGCGTTGTTACAGCTGCTATAGCTCTAGCTTCAGCCATCACCGCTGCAACCCCAACCCCGAAATCGGGAATTTGGGCTAAGATTTATACATTAGTCGATTGGGCTGCTTTAAATATCGGTAAAGCTAAGCAGAAATAGTCTAGTTTCTCCTAGATCAAACCTCCTACCTATAAAAGGTAGGGGGTTTTTTTATTTTTTATTGCAATTTTTAATTACTTTTATATGATATATATATGATTTCTAATAAAGCTAAAGGTCTCTCAGGCTCTAGTCATGTCGCGCATACTAAAAAGCTCATGGACGAATCCACTAAACGTTACCATCATTCATGCTTATCGGCAGGTCTAACAATCAAAAAGACTGGTAAGATGCAAGATATTGGCCATGTTGATTTTATTGTTGATGGAGAAACTGTAGATCTAAAAGGGATTAAAAACTCTACGCGAGAAGGAAGAATCCTTTTAGAGTTTACTAATGTAAATGGTAAGACTGGTTGGTGTAATGAGAAAGGTACTCCTGTTTGGATAGCTTTTGATGTAGGGGCTTTTTTCCTTCATGTCAAAAATATTGATCTTTATAATTTAGCCAAGAAGAAATGTGATATGCACGATAAAGTCACAAAGGTCAGCGATTCCTTGTATAAAGGTTATCAGCGTAACGGCAGGAAAGATTGGATGTCTATGGTTACTTTGGCAGATGTCTTGGCTGATTGTGAAAATTGGTTCCTGCCTTACCAAGAATACGACATACCAATTGAAAAGGTTCAAGGATAATTTCGGAAATTGCCTGTCCCTATATAACTCAGCCCATCATTGTAAGGTTCAATAAATAGTCCAGTCGTAACGGGGGAAGTGCCAGTCCAACTTTCGTATCTGTCATTTATATTTTTGTTATATTCTCTAATTAAGTGTTGAGAGTCCCATTCCTTGTTAGCTTGGCCACTTAAGAGATACATGCCTGTGACTTCAGCTCTAAAGTTCGCCCAGTCTCCTGATGATACTGATGCGCTGGAGTGTATTTCGCTTAATAATTGTTGAGGCATACTTAGATTTACACTTTTTTTATTAATCTTGAAAAAAACTCTTGACCGTGGCTTAGTATTGCCTAAGGTAATCCCCAAGCTCTTATAGATATTCATTGCAACCGCCTGGGTAGCGCTTATATTATTATTTGACGATTTTAAGTCTTAAATAGGCGGGAAACGTTTGATGAGCAGTAAAAAGAAAAAAAATGAGACAACAATTATATGAAATGCTTTGGACGGAAGCTATTGCTGAAAGAAAGAAAGCCTTACTTTCTCTTGATTTACTTTCTGATCACTCAGCAGGTATAGGCGATCATTCTACAGATGATTACTGGAAGAATTCTAGGCAAGCCTTAGAGCTTTTGGTGGACGCTGACGATAAACTCGAATGTCTTCGAAAATATTTCAAAGAAGAACACCTTGAGAGTCAAAACAGACAGGTTTAATATCTCCTGTAAAATGAAAATTAATTATCTAAAAATAGAATGTTTATTCTTTAGTGTTTTCGTCGGCCTAACTTTTGGTGTGATGCTAGCCGTAGTTAGCTGTATAAGTGTTTTTATAAAAACCCTTATAACTTTCCCGATTGAGTTCTATAATATAAGAATGAGATCGCATTTGCAGAAGCATTTAGAATCATTAAATGAAATACCAGATGATATCTGGGGTAGACATATCCAAAGAATGGAGCAAAATAAAAAAGAAAAAAACAATGGAGAATTTTGAAACGCTAGTAGCGAAGGTAGTAGTTTGGGCAGATGAGCGTGGCATCTTTGATGCTGCTGATCCTTTGGCCCAGTTAGATAAGACTCAAGAAGAGTTGGATGAAACAATAGATGCGGTTACTGAATCGGCATTTGATAATCCAGAGGTGGCAGATGGCATAGGTGATATGTTGGTGACGATTATTATCGCATCCAAGATGCTTAAGCTAGATCCTACTTATTGTTTGAGTCTGGCCTATGACGAGATCAAAGATCGGAAGGGTAAAATGGTTGATGGTAAGTTTGTAAAAGAGAAATAAAATGAATACAAAAGAGTTACTAGAGCTGCATGACGAGACATGTAAATCTTGTCGTGGGATAATGGAACAAAAAAACAGTGATTATACTGGCGGCAAATCATCTACAGATCCTTTCGCCAATTTCAATGCGTCATCTATCCTTGACATCCACCCAGTCCAAGGGCTGTTGTTGCGTGTGATCGATAAGATTCAGAGAATCCGCTCATTCACCAATGACAAAGAACTAAAAGTCACTAATGAATCAGTAGAAGATGCTTGCGATGATATCGTAAATTATGCGATCTTAGCTAAGGCTATGCTAATGGAAGAAAGATCCCAGATCGAACAGAATAAAACCAAATAAGCTATGAAACCAAAACCCGAATTTGATTTTGATGTCAACCCAGAACAAAGAGAAAGATTAAAAAAGCTTTTTGGCTGGTCTAAAGACACGAAATTTGCTGATTTCCAAGTTCGTCCAGAAGAAGAGAAGGCTCATCCCAAAAGAAGAAAAAGAAATGAGCGTTGAAGAAAAACTAAAATCAGTTCAAGAGGCTGCTGAAAGGATACGTCAGATCGATATAGATTGTAATAAAGAAAAAAAAAGAATTTATAATAGTTTAAAAGAGGAACTAAACGCCTCTGCAAGTTTAGAACCTTATTTATGGGATTGCGTTGTGCTTGGTTTAAGGTTTTGTGAATACGATATAGAAAAGATATTGAAAGAGGATGTTTAAGATAATAACTACTTGTTATAATTGCGAGTCTTTTATTGGTCAGTGTATTGAAAGCGTCTTATCCCAAAAGCAAACTGATTGGGAGATGTATATCACTGATGATGCGAGTACGGACAAGTCTGTAGAAGT